ATTGCTAGAAGCCAAATCAGAAAACAACAGAATCAAAATGGATGCTCAAAGTAAAGCGCCAGTATCATTCAATCAGGCATTCGCTACTGCAATGGATGAAAATTCTGATAATTTGGAGAAATTCAAAAGAAAAGAAATCAAGCAATTTGCAATGGAGTTGAAGACTGTTGGTGATATGTCATTGGCTAACATCACTGATCTTGCAGCTGCAAACGTACAGATGCTACCGGGAATCATTCCTGCTGCACCTAGAAAATTGCACATAAGAGCATTACTTCCAACTGGAGTTATGACTACTTCTGCAATTCACTACTTACAGGAAACAGGTTCCGAAGGATCAGTTGCTGCATGGGCAGATAATTCAGGTACTAAATCTCAAATTGATTACGACTTGACAGAAGAGGTTGCACCAAGTGAGTTTATCGCAGGTTACTTACGTATTACTCGTAAGGCGCTAGATGATATCTCAGCTATGCGTTCTTATCTTCAATCTCGTTTACTTGAGCAGTATCTTGACGCAGAAGATAATCAATTGCTTAATGGTTCTGGAGTATCTCCAAACTTAGGTGGTTTGATTACCAATGCTGAGGCTTACTCAGGTTTCCGTACTATTCAGGTAGAGAAGTTGTTGGATTCAGTTGCACAAATTGAAAGCAACAATCACTCTGCAAATGGTATCTTGTTAAGTCCAGAGCAGTTTTACGCTTTGATGCTTACTAGAGGCACTACAAATGATTACACTCTTCCAGGTGGAGTTGCAGTTGATCTTGTAAATGGTCAGATGTTCATCTCTGGAGTTCCTATCTTCAAGTCTACTGCAATGAGCGATTCAAAGTATTTAGTTGGTGACTGGTCAAAAGGTGCGCAACTATTTGTACGTGAGAATCCGATTGTTCGTTTCTTCGAAGAAGATGGTACTAACGTAAGAGAAAACAAAATCACAGTTCGTGTGGAGGGTCGTATTGCTCTACCTATCTACTACACAGATGCATTCGTGACTGGTTCACTTAATGCTAATCCAAGCTAGTTTTTTTGGTTTATTGGAAAAGCCTGTCATTCATTTGGCAGGTTTTTTTTATTTAATTATGTTATAAAAATAATTAACTTTGCTTTATGAAAAGGGTAATCAATTTCTCAGGTGGTAAAACATCAGCATTAATGACAATCCTTTTAAAGCCAACAGATGATGATATTGTATTATTTACAGATACAGGCAGAGAGCATCCATTAACATACAAGTTTATAGATAACTTTGAACGTAACGAAAATATAAAAGTACATAGAGCAGAATATACTCATAAAAAAGCTCCAGGATTAAAAGGTTTTGATGCATTAATTGAGTACAAAAGATATGTGCCAAATAGAGTTCAAAGAATTTGTACTGCAGAATTAAAAATATTAACTGCTAAAAGATACCTTAGAGATTTAGGTGTAAGAACATTTGAAAATTATATTGGATTTAGAGCAGATGAAGAAAGGCGAGTAAATAATTACAATAATCAATACAAAAAGGTTTATCCAAAATTTCCTTTATTTGATAGAGGAGTTAATAAAGAAATGGTTAATCAGTATTGGCTAACAAGATCATATACTTTAGAGATACCATCTATTTTAGGTAATTGCGATTTATGCTTTTTAAAGGGTAAGGATAACATTATAAAAATTATGCAACATTTTCCTGAGTTAGCTCAAAGATGGATTGATGATAAAAAAGGCAAAGCAACTTATTTTAATGGTATAAGTTATGCCGAATTATTTAGAGCAGCGCAATCTCAAAAATCATTATTTGATTTGCAAGATGCTTTACCTGCTTATGATTGTTCATGCACTAATTAATATGTTCAAAGCCAACTTTATAGGTCAAGAAGGATTATACAAGCATAAAGAATATGAGATTTGTATTGGCATTATAAATGGATGGATTCATGTCCGCAGGAAATGCGGAGCAGGTCGAGTAAATTACCCATCAATATTAGATTTCCTAAGAGATTGGGATAATATCCGTAAAATATGACAGATAAAAACATGGGTTGGCAATGCCCTAATTGTTTAGTAGTTTATGCTCCAAGCGTAGAGAAATGCGAATGCTCTGTTCTGCCAAAAAAATATAGTGGCTTTCATATTACAGGAACAGCATATATTTGTACATTGTTTACAAGTAACTCACCAAATGGGATATGCTCTAAATGTGGTCAACCTGAATGGAAACATTATAACTTAACCACTACATGAGAATATTCCACTTAGGTTTAATGGTAGCACCTGCACCAAACGATTCAGCACGTAAAGCCTTTATGGCTAATTGCACAGATTACATAGAGTTAAGCACAGGCGCAAAAGATGTAAACCAAGAAGCGATAAGAATAGCCAGAGAGTTTAGACCGGATATTATCTTTATGCAGATACAAAGTCCTAACATAATCCACATAGAAACTGTTAAGGCGATGCGTGAAACAGGCGCATGGATCTGCAACTGGAATGGCGATATAAGAGATGAAACGCCAGAATGGATGATTACAATGGCGCCTCATATAGATAAGACTTTGTTTAGCAATATGCGAGATGTAAGGAACGTATCAAACGGAGGTTATTTAGAGATAGGTTATGATCCTGAGATATATACACCTATTGGCGAGATAGGTAATTGCAAAGAGATTTCTTTTTTCGGTAATAATTACGGAGGCGATAAATTTCCGTTAAGCAGATTAAGGATTGAAATGAATACGATGCTAAATAAACATTTTGGCAATAGGTACGGCGTTTATGGAAATAATTGGTTTAACGTATCGGGTAATTATAACCATTCTCAGGCTGAGGAGGCTAAGGCATATAGAGCGACTAAGATAGCAATCAACCTAAGCCATTATGATGAGGACTCATATAGTTCAGATAGGATATACAGAATACTAGGATCTGGAGCGTTCTGTTTATGCAAAGCATACCCTAATATGCCATTTATAGATCATGTTCATGTAAGGACATGGAATAGCCTTTATGATTTAATGGTATTGTTAAGATACTATCTGGATGACCATAAAGAGGAGCGGGATCTAATAGCAAAGCAAGGCAATGAGTTTGTCAAAAAGAATTACACATTTGATAAAATGGTAAAAAATTTAATAGGTATATATGGAAGCAAGTGAGTTAAGAATTGGGAACTTTGTTAAAGAGAAAAACGCCCAATATAAAACTGATAATGGATTTACCCAAATATTAGCTACTGGTATTTATCAGTTTAATCTAGGCAGCTTAGAACTAGATCCATTACCATTAACAGAAGAATGGCTATTGAAGTTTGGCGGTATACATGAAACTGGAGGAATGTATTTTTTTGGTAATGTTGGAATATTGCATTATCGCAGAGAAAACGAATTTTCATTAATGAATTATAATTACAAAAAAGGGCAAATATATACTACTATTAAATACGTTCATCAACTGCAAAACCTATATTTCGCATTAACTGGTAAAGAATTAGAATATGAGCAAAATTAAAGTCTTAGGTTTTATGACAATTCACTACGCAGGTGATTATCTGCGTGAGGCGTTGATGTCGGTTGTAGATCATGTAGATAAAATGGTTATAGCTTATAGCATAATGCCAAGTCAAGGTCATGGAACGCTATTGCAATGCCCAGATACAGAGGGTTATATTTTTAGTATTTGCCAAGATGTATTAAAAGATAAATTGATCTGGGACAGAGCCGAAAGGTATGGCGCAGAAAGTGAGCATAGGTCTGTTAAATATAAATACTCAGATAGTTATGACCTGGTGCTTACAGTAGATTCGGATGAGGTTTATAAATCAGATGAGTTAGATGCATCTTTTAAATATGCTTATTGGGGCGTGGATAGGTTTTACGGCGTTGATGGCTTTGTTAACTTATGGCGGTCTTTTAACTATGCTTGTTATGATGGATTTAGACCGATACGATTAGAAAACCTGCACAGAAAAGAACATACTCAGGATTTAAACTTAAAACAGACTATTTATCATTTTAGCACCTGTCAACCAGAGCCGATAATGAGATACAAGTATAATGTATTTGGTCATGCTCACGAAGTCCGCAAAGACTGGTTAAATGATATTTTTTATAGGTG